AGGCGATTGCAAGATATTTTCTGCTCGAAGTTTGCGACAAGCTTCTTTAACTGGTATAGGATAATCTGGACTTATTTCGGATATTGAACAATCATACTTAACAACCACGTGTGGATGTGTATAATTCCAATAGATAGCAAATACCACACCTGCTATACCTAAAATCATTACTGTAAAAAAATCTAAATTCTGTCTGAAAGTAGAATCTTGCATAATTGATAATCCTTTTTAGAGTTAAAATAAAACGCCATATCTTCATATCTTGGATGATATGTATAACGTTCTCCGGGTAAACCAAATACTGCTACAACATCAGCACATGTTTCGTTCCACCAATTATTATCTTGGTTGTGCCAAGGAATCCTAAGTTCCCAAACAGTATTAGTCGTTTCCATTTGTGTAGTTACCCTTGCTAGGAATAACATGACGAACCCCGCCACGAGGATCTGGCATATCTCCTGTGCGTCTAGGAATCATATGCACATGCGGATACATTACTGTTTGACCAGCAACCTCGCCGACATTTTGTCCGACATTGAACCCTTGCCATTTTTCCGATTCAACTCCGTCGAACCCGAACTTGTATGCGGCCTTGTAGCATTCCCATAGGCTAACGCTTTGGAGAGTGGTAGGCACAAATAACAAATGCCCTTCGGTAACGGGAAAGGCATCCCTGAAGACCCAAAAGTCTTTTGTTCTGTATTCGATTTCTGTCCAGGGTACTGTTTTTTCATCAAGCGCCTTTGTTAAGTCGTTCTGCACGTTCTGCCTCTTTTAATTCATCTTTTAAATAATCAATGTAATCAATCAACATGCTAATTTTACGTTCATTGCCCATTGCAGATCTCATATTATCGATATCTGCATTTATAATATCGATTTTTTCTTTGATTTCTTTTGCAGTCAAACTCATTTCTTTAACCTACTAGCAATAGTACCGCCGAACAAGCAATTAAAGGCTAACCAAGTTTGCCAAGTAAATGGAATATTTAATACTGGAAATAAAGTATTCAAACTCCAAATACCTACTATTGGTCCGAATATAACTGCAATTAAAATTAATGCAATACCAAAAATAAGTTTAACTATACTTCCTGTTAACGACGCCATTTCCAATACTCCTCCCAAGGATAAACTAACCAACAATCTTCTTCTGCTTTATTAACTTCCCATACATGATAATCGGATTCACTCTTACTAGAAAAGTTATCTGTTAATACAGCAAAGCGAACAGTTTTATGCCATATATCATTGTCCCAACGTATAGCACTAGACAATGACATTTCACGCCAATCTTTTTTAATCCACTCTATGGTACTACCTTGATCATTAATATCATCTACGACAAGGATATTCTTACCTTTGTAAGCATCATCTGCCATGCCTGCATTACTAACAGTAGTTCCTCCGTCACGCAAACTAACATCTAAAGTTTGCATAGGTATATCCATATAGTGACTTAATAGAGTGGCTGGAATTAATCCACCACGTCCAATACCTACAATATAATCAGGTTGCCAGCTATCTTGTCTAATTTGTCTAGCAAGATCTAAACAAGCACCTTCAATGTCTGCCCAACTGTAATATAGCTTTTTCATGCAGTCAAACCCGAAGCCAATGCTTGTAATTCTTCTTTATCCATAAAGAAATTATATGTACAAGAATCAACTACTTCTCCGTCTTTTAAATGTTGTTGTTCTAAGTCAAGAGCAAACAGCCCTTTAGGACTGATTACTTCGTGTTTTTTCAAAACAAGACGAAAGCCGGCATGTTCTTTTATAACCATTTCTTTATAAGTATTTTTAACTGATTCGTGTAATTGTTCAACTTGCATCTTCTTCTCCTTTAATTGCTTCAAATGTTCTGTATTTTCCCAAAGCATTTATGTACGCATCGTACAACTCTTTGAGCTTTGGATGTTTATGTTCTAGTATAACATCTCTTTCTGGAATATTCAAGACTTTTTCTATTGTATTCAACCGTTCTTCCAAATCTCGTCCATTAATAACCATGTTACCTTTAACTTCTAATGTAGGAGGATCGCCTTGGTTGACAACCATTACTGTATCGGCTGGATGTTGATATGCTGTGGTAGTAGTCCACGAAGTACCGTTTGATCCTGCTGTTAATAATGATCCTACCGGTATGGTCGGTAATGTTGTGCTAGTTGGGAAGTATGCCATTCTTTCTGTTGGTTAAATAATTGTCGTTGTGAATCCATTTGTTCTTAACTAAGAATCCCCATTCACGACGCTGTGGTCCTGGCATGAACAATGTCCATGCAGTAACACCTTCTGCTAGTTCAATCCGATGATAGCTGGTTGGCTTACAAATACGGAAATGTCCGGGACCACGCCAATATCGAATCTCATTAATTTTTTGTCCAAGTGTATTAAAAACTGGAACCCATTCATAATAACCACCTGCTAAAATTAATGTAGCATATGGCCATGGATGATCGTGTACATCGTCTGGATCGCCTTTTAAAAACTTGTGTAGAAATACATTAAATGGAAAACGCTTACGATCTTTTAGAAAGATATAGTATCGTTCGAGGTATGGTTCGTTACAAATTCGATCCATGATAACACGTTTGCGGTCGTGTCGTTCCAACCAATTAAGGCTTAGGTCTTTGATCTTCTGGAGTATCATAGTCGTCTTTCACTAGGTAATACGTTGTTTTAAATTTTTCAAATGCTATTTTAAAGCCTGGATATTGTTCGCACATTTTTTGTATGCGATTGAAATCTGGTAGTGTGTCTACAAATTCTTCAGGCGCTTTCCAATTAAAGGTACTACTACCAGCACCTGAAATACTTATAGAGTTAATAGTGCCTATACCGATGCCGCCACTTGACGTTATAGTCATACTTGGAGAGATAGATATTGTACTACTGCTACCTCCGATTCCGGCACCAGTATAATAATAACTCGATCCAGTACTGTTGCTAACAGTAATGTTACCTAGACTAGCTATATCCTGAGCAATGAATCCTGTAGTCATTGTAACAGTATCACTTGATGTTGTCAAGCAATCCTCTGGCACTAAAGAAGTTGTCATGTAAATCCTTTGCTTGTTTGCGTATGTGAGCTATTCTTGTAGAATAATAATCCATATGTGTCATGATAGCACGGCATAAATCTGGACGATATACTGTATAAGAATCATAGCTTTCAGTCCATTTGCTGTCATACTTAAACATATCGTAATACATTTCTGTATAGCTCAAACGATCCGGGACCATGGGAATAGCATCAACCACCGCACCTTCATAGCAACTAATGCCTAAAGTTTCTTGTAAGTTAGCACTAAACACCATCTTCGCTTCGCCTAACAAGTTATGATATTCATTTTTTGTTAGTTGTTGATCCTGACACACCACAAATTCATACTGCGGTAAGTGTGTAGCTAAGTCTCTGAAAATCTCAACTTGCTTCTCAGGTGCGATGCGATGCGGAAAAAGAATTAAATCACGCTTGGGCATATTCTTATACATTGTTAATGTATCGTCCATATACTCCATTGGCCAGCCTGTACGAATACACTTTTCTTTCTTGTAGCTATGATCAGACACTAGCAAGTTAGCACAGAACATATCGATATGAAATTCTGTGGCAAAATAGTTGTAGTCAAATGCATGATAGAAACTCTTTTCAGCGTGACGTACCCAAGGCTTATCTCCAACTAACCGTCCGAGAAAATCTTGAGGATCATAACTACCAGCATGCCACAAGCCGTGTGTTGTTACAGGAATCTGTAACAGTTCGCTCATGTACTTTAAGTTTATGATGCCAGGATGCCAAGCATCGGTAAACAAGAAGTGATCGCCAGGCTGTACTGATCCGGAGCAAAAAAGCCTACCCATTTGTTCAACTTGACTAGACTTGTATATATTGGTGCCACCAAAATTAAGAAAAGCACCAGGAGTAGTGGCTGAAGGAATATCCTGAGGCCCAGATAGAATTTGAACATTATGTCCTGCCTTTCGTAAGAGATTAGGTACATGGCGTTTCCATTCGCCAGTGTACCTTGTCTCAACTGCTTCTAGATCAATTAGAAATACGTTCATTGTAAGGACGTGGATTCTTGCCTAAGTAAGGTTTACGTTCACCTGTAAAAGGCTTTTTAGGACGGCGTGTCTTATCAAAGTTACGCCACTGCCAACTTTCTCTGTTGTAGAGGTGAGCTTCGTTAAACTCACAAAGTTCTAAACGACACCAATCATGGAATGCCTCTAGATCATCAAACAATTTAACAATGTCCGAACGAGTTTCGAAGTAATTAATGTCCTTGTAGTTTTTAGCCATTATAGCTTTCCTTAATATTTAATAAATGAACCATTTTCTCCATCTTCGGAGACCTCAATCCAAATCTCACGATCTGGATACCTGCTGGAGATAGCGTCATATAAATCATCTGACATCATCTCGCAACTCTTGAAATCTAGTTGTAATACTCCACCTTTGTAGAGATTTTCCAACCAGCGTTTAAATTGAATGAATTCGATGTCACGGTCGTTGTGTGTGACACCAATACAAACTTTAAAATGGAATATATGGCGATGTGGATAGCCTAAAAAACTAACATCGTATTCGTCATCTGTCTTAAGCGTAGGATCTGTTAATGCCGCTGGATATTTGTGCATACCTTCTTTTTGGAAAGTAACCCAGATCATTTTATTTGGTCTAATGTCTTGTCTGATAATCATGTTGGAGTATCTTGTGTATATTGATCCCAGTAAGTATATTTGTCCTTACTCAATAGATCATGTAGTTGATGAGTCCACACACCTGGATTAGTCTTACCCCAAGTAAGATCATCTAGTTTAAGTGTGGCGTTATAGTTGAATTGATTAATATAAGGTAATTTTACACTAATCATAGGAACAAATCTAGGATATTCGGAATATCCTGATTCGATGACACCTTCGGTATGCTTGACATCGAAGTCTAAAGTTACCCAGTAGTCATTCTTTAAACATGGGATAATAACATCATCCCATGGTTTATATTCTTCATGGCTAATTGAATTAGGATTGAAACTTTGGCTCGTACCAAAGTAGATATGTTTGATACGTTTAGATTCATCTAACCAGGCTTGGCTATTGTCGGCAATACGTAGTATATCTTCAACAGGCGGTGTACCTACAACAAACAATGTAAACATGCCATGACAAATAGTATGCTCTACTTCATATCCTGTAAAGTAGACAACATTTTGTCGTTCTTCTGTGCTTAATCCCATTTAATATAACCTCTGCTGTAACCCTTCGGACGATTAACGCCATCCGCAAACGCTTGTTGCCATTCTGTTGTACGATTGTAACACTTTGTCCAAAAAGAATCAACCTCTAAATAACCTTTTTCAATCCAATATTTTGCCATGTGCATACAATCAATAAACTGAGGATTGCGTGGACTTGGTTTAATAGTAGTAACAGCTTTCCAAAGTTGAGTCTGTGCTTCTTGTTTATTAACAGCCTTACCAACTCCGTCGATGACTAATGCATTGTTATTTAGGTTAATCTGTGTACCTAGTTCATAATTTCCACTAAGATCAACAACTACATCATAATGTTCAGTTGTACTTGGTAACAGTCGATCTCCCCAAAGCTCTTTATTACTATGTCCAAGTACATCTACATGATAGATATAACCGTTTAGTCTCATAGTGTGATACGCTACCCAGGCAAGAAAACCACTGCCAATAATCAACATGCGTGTATTATCATCTTGCCCTTGTCTTTTTTCAATTTGATCTTTAGATTGATTGATAAGATTGATACCGCAAGCCACTGGTTCTAGAATATAACGAGGATGTGCTTCGGGAATCTTTACATATTCTCCTTTGCGTACTGTATATTGATCAGCATAAGCAGGTTCGCCACGTGTAGCAACATAGTCTCCAGTTTTAACATCGGTGCAATTAGCACCTACTGTCATAACTTGACCAATACCTTCATGTCCTTGCATGTGTAATGGTAATGGACCAAACTCTCCCATCATCATATCGATGTCACTGCGACATACACCAGTCATTACAGCTCGAACATAGATATTATCTTGATCCCAAGCCGGAATTTCATAGTCAACTTCTTCGAAGTAGCCTTGACCTTTAGTTTGTAGACACTTTACTTTCATAATGTTTCTATTTGCTGATGGATCCATAGATCCTGTGTTAATTGTTTATTCCAAAAAATTGCTTCGTGATGTCCTAATATAGCATCATTGATCATAGTCTGATATGCTTCTTCTGGACAAAGACCTAATTCTATACGAACTTGACTTTCATCTGGCATAGTAAAGATGATAGCACGATCATCTTCACTCAATGTTCTCCAGTTAGCATCTAATGTCCATGTCCGATTGTTGCATACATATTCTAAACGGCAACTATCATCTACATCATAGATTCCGTTTACGTTTACAGTACCATAATCTGTATTAGATACATCCTCTAACGACCAGTTTTGCATTGCAACACTTGTTGTTTGGCGAGATGTTTTGTAATAAGGTTCCAACACCATAAACAAACTTAACAAGTGTGGCATTAAATCTCTACTAACTCCGCCAAATGCTAGTTTCTTTGTAGTGAACCAAGTACCAGGATTAGGTACACGATCTTTATTATGCCAACGTATCTCTACGCTTTTAGATTCTTGTGTTAGTTTAACTAGATCTTTAATGTTACTACGCCATTGGTTGTTCTTAACCATCATAAAGCGTGTATAAGGAAACGTCTTAATTAGTGTTTCCCAGATATTGCTAGTGCTGACGCCAGGCTTTTCAATAAAAATCATACTAGAACACTTGGCAACCTTAGTAGCAATATCAAAGTGTGTAAAATTAGGAGTGCAAATATGCACAGTATCAAACATATGACATGCTACAATAGCCGCATCTACAGTTTGAAAATCTGCACCTTTAGCAGGATCACTATCTACTGTAACAACACCGTGTCCGAGATTCTTTAATACTTGAGCATATAGATTACCAATGCCCATTCCGACAATAAGACTAGTTTTCATCTGGCACCTTTTTCTTTTCTTCCCAATACTTGATCATACGACTAACATCTTCCATACGTTCTTGTACAACATTAGGAGCCGCACGTTCTAATTCTTTTAAATTATGATAGCTAGGATAATGACGCAAGCACCAACGAGCTTGTTCACGTATTTCTTTTGGAATACGTGGAGTCTTTTGAGGATTCAATAGATCCTGTAAAAACTCCTCAGTTCGTTGGATACTTCTAAATCTTTCGTCAGGTAATGTCATGTACACTGGCCTCGAGTTCGTCAAGTTTGTCACTAGCTTCTTCAGAAAATTCTTCTGCATCATCTAATTGTACACTCGTTGTATCCACTTCTTCAAACAATTCGAAGTATTTTGTTGTAGGATTGACGGTTCTTTTACCAGTATAACCACGTGTTCCAGGAATAGCCATCCAAAAACGACTAAACTCGTCTACAATTGAATCGGCTGTTCCACGATCACTAGTAGCAAATATAGCTTCGATAACATCTTTGGCGTATAGTCTGTCAAATCGTTCTTGAACTAACATTGTTGGACATAAGCCTGCATCATATTGGCGATTAGCTTCTTGCACAGCATTAATATGCATCCAAACATTATGGCCCATCATAATAGCATAGGTAAAACTATCCCAACTAGTCTTGCCTACTTTACCAATTTTGTTAACATCATTTGGTCCGTATATACAGATTTCATTTACTTTGACGCCATCCATTAATGGACTTGTGGTAAACGATGTAAAGTGTCCATCTTGTACAACAACATCTTGGAATAAACGATTATCATTTTTGTATTTCTTATCGTCTAAGCTAGGCAACATACGATACAGCCATTTTTCTCTATCTGTAATTTCTGTTTGTACATAAATCTGTCCATTAGCAGTTGCTAAGAACGGACTTGCACAGTCGAAACTAATAGTAAAGTCGCTGTTATGATACTTACGAACTGCACGTTGTATATCTGTTAAGATCAATGCCCATTCAAGTTTACTAGTTCCTAAGAAGTGCATCCAATCTTGTTCACCTTTTTCAAGCAATCCATCGAACCTTAATGCCACTAGACGTTTTAGAGTCAAGTGAATGTCACACATGTTTTGTCCGCCCATGCCCCAGCCATTAAAATGACGACCAGGATATTGTTTTGGATCACAATACTTTTTCATGTGCTGATACCAACCTTCTGCATCAGTATGATTTTCGCCTTGTAGTACATTTAAGAATTTGCAATTGCCATTACGATTATTAATAAAGTAATCATTATTAATAAATGTTGCTTGAACTGCTTCTGCGTATGTACTAATACCTGTAGCTTTGGCACCTGCTGGACTACGAGCAACCCACGCTGGCACGTCAAGACACATACCGTAATCCATTAACGCATCCATCCAAGCCAAAACTTGTGTGCGTTTTTTCATGGCTTTAGGACAGTTAGGATCTTTCCAATCACCTTCCCACTTGCCTTTACCAATTTGGAATCCGCCTGAATCTCCTAACACCCAGCTAGTTGCTCGATTGCGATTACGAAACATATCTTCGCTTGGATCTGGTTTATTAAGATCCAAGTTAGCATGACCAGCACTATACAAGCAATGATCATAATAAAATGCCGCATTGGGATCTAGATAGTTCATTGCTTCAATGCCCATAGGACCAAAGCTAGCCGGAATGCGGGCAGGGTCTACATACTGACTATGACGTTGTTTACCTATGTACGTACTATAAAATCCTGACGTTGCTGGTAAAAAATATGCATAGTCGTTTTGACTTGCTGTTAGGTTTCTATTCATTACTTGCTTTGTGCTGGAAGAATGTATTCGTATACTGAAATACCGCTATCAACTACAATTTGTAGTGCGCCAGCATCTGCAATACGTATAGTCTTATCGCCTGCCAAGTTTAAAATGCTTTGTACTTGTGCAACAGGCCATGCCCATGTTTGACGCAATTTACCATCAACACCTGCTTGGAATACAAACGAACCAGCGTGTGAACTTGCATCACCAAAACTAAACACTAGACTACCATTGTCCGTGCTTACTTGGAACACTGGCTCTTCTGTGTGTGCGGCCGCTTGAAATTTTAATTTTTGAATACTAGCTACGCTTGGCTCAAACTCGATATCCCATTTAGCGCCTTTGAACTTAACAGTTTTCATTTTCTCAGCAATAACTTCACTGTTCATAAAACGATAGTCGTTTTCAAAGTCGCCTGTGCTGTTAGTAAAATGCAAACCTGTTGGAATAGTTTCTCCGTTGCGTTCTTGTTTAACAACCTTGATGCTAGCACCTTCCTTGTATTCTGGACACTTCAAGTGAATGTCTAGCTTGTTTAGATTAGGCATACCAAATGTGCCTTCTAAATCATCGACTGGATTGTGTGTTTTAGCGTTTAAAATAACTGAACGGTCTTCAGCCATTGATTCAATTGTTGTTTCTTTATCGCTAGCTGAAATCTTAACCAAAGGCAAAAATCCCAAGCTATGTGTGTGCGATACTAAATCTTGTAAAAAGTCTTTCATATGATTCTCCATGTTTGTATATTATATAGGTTTTTTAGACAATGTCAAGGATTTTTCCTAACCTTTTTGTTGTACTTTATGGCCGATTCGACCAAAGTATGTGATTGATTCATCCGATCTGAATAGTGCATAAATGCATTTGTGTCTTTAGGAAAACACGCACCACCAAATCCTCTACTACCATCTGGGCCTGGCACCATCATGTGGCTATTGCCTATACGACTATCATGAGTTAATACTTGTCTAATTAGTCCATAATCTGCACCATTCTTTTCGCACAAATCGTATATCTGATTAAAAAATGCAACCTTAACGCTTAAAAAACAATTGGTAGCATATTTGATCATACTAGCTTCTACAATACTAGTGCTAAAGAATATTTTACAGTTAGGTAAAGATTCCTGGAACATTGTTTGCCAAATACCTTCTGGATCTATTCCACCAATGACCATATATTTTTGATTGGCAAAATCTTCGTTAGCACTTACAGCACGTAAAAATTCTGGACTGTAACAAATATCATGTTGAGGATATTGTTTTAGAATCTTTTCTAAATAGTCGGGTGGCACAGTCGATTTAATTAACACTGGTAAATGTATCGGCGTTTCATCCAGCACACTGGTAATTTGACTAATGTCACAATCACCTAATTGTGTACTAGGAGTACCTACACAAATTATAATAGCTTCCGCATAGGGAAAATCTTTTATTTTATGTTCGCTGACTTTAGGATCAACAATATATAACATATTCTTTGAACCGATAGAGTTAGCAACTGCTTTGCCTACAAATCCGTAACCTGCAATTATTATATTCATATTAAAACTCAAATAAACTATTAAATGTATTTTTTTCTTCGGTGCTGGTAATATCCCATTTAAGCACACCGATTAAGTTCTCCAGTTTCTTATCAATGATGGTAGCTTCCATCTCAGCATGATCAAATGGTAAATCTTTGAACCACTGTGGTAACCTCAGTTCGTCTACTGGATAAGCGACTGATGTATAACCTAAAGGATTAGGTTTAAGTTTACAAACAATAACCTTAGCACCGTCTGTAATAGCCATAGAATACTTGTCACCGTACATGCGTTTTAAAGTATTCCAATTGATACTAGCACGTACATGTCCGGGCATATTAGCCTTACCTGCTTTGGCTTCTTTAGCTTGATAGTCAGTAATATTATTGGCACGTTTGGGCGATCCTTTTTCCCATCCTGGACGAGCTTTGAATTTGATACGGAATGCACTAATATGATCCAATACATCCTGTTCATCTTTACCCATCAAGACCATTTCAAGAACTTCACTTAAAAAATCTTGAATAAATTCTGGAGTATCACTACGCTTTAGATCCAATCCCATGGCTTTAATCTTGCCAGGTTTTCCATCTAAGTCTGTACGCTTGCCTTCTTTATCATAATAAAGAACAGCATAGCGTTTCTTAGTAATGAACAAACTCTTTGATCCAACAATTTCACGTCCTGCTTTAATAACTTCTCCACGTGTCTTTGGACAGTGGAAATAGTCTAGCATAAACTGTGGGAATGTTTGATTGACTTCGTCGCCTATTTGGTCGTAGAGTTGGATGACTGTTTCTTTTGTCCACGGGATACGTCCGGCTTCAATGTCCTTCTGTAGAGTGCGATAAGCACTAAAATAACAACTATCGGTGTCACCATATATAACTGCCTTTCCTATGTGATTGTATTCGCCAGCAATGATCTCGTTTACTTTACTCGCCATATGCTTGGCGATTTGTCTTCCGACCAGTGTGGTACTTTGTCCGATTCGCTTATCAAAAAAGCGACAACCTGAATTAAGAATAGCGCCGTAAAGACTGTTAAGATTAATCTTCTTAACGAGTTGTCTTTTGTCCCAGTATTCTTCTTCGACTTTGTTTCCAGCATTTATAGCCTCCTTTAGTTTGGCCTGCATCTCTTTACGTTCTGCATACCAGCGTTTAAGTAGCCCTGGAATAATACCTTCTTTTTCATAGGTGAAGATAGTACCGTTACTTGAAAGCATCCAAGGCTGATTGCTTTCAAATATAAGTCTGTAGACTTCTGCCGCACTTAGTACATCACTATCTCCGTTCTCCCAGTCAATAGTAATGTCTGTGCCAATCTCTTGTGCCATCACAGATTCATATTCGTCTGTGCCAAATTTACCTTCCCAAGCAGCCGCAAAGCTCTTGCCCTTGGCTATTTGTAATTCAATGTATTCTTCAGTCTTAGTTTGACGTAACTGTCCAATAATAGTTTCTGGACCCATGTTAAGTGCTCTAATTGCACTAGGATATAGACTGTTAATGTCCAATGACCCAACCCAGTCTTGAATACCTTCCTTAGGATAAGCAACATAAGCACCAGCCGCACCTTCATTGTCTTCACGTTCACTCATCTTAGTACGATTAGGAACTTGAAAACCCCTGCGATGTGCTTCGTTAATAATAGCCTGTTCTGTCACGGCCACAGCGCCCATTGTGGTCTGTAGCAATACTGTATTTTCATGTGCCAGTGTATTGGTCAAGTCCATGAACTTGAGCTTTTTGTCTAAGTCGTCAAGCAGTTTGCAGTCATTGATGTTATATTCAACAAATGTTCTAAAGTCATTGTTGTATAACTGGTCGAGTGTACCTTCGTATTGTGTTTTACGTTTGCCTAATTCATATTCCGCAATAGCGTCGAGTCTATAACTGTGGCGTTCTTCATACGTGTATTTGCGGTACAGCTCGAGATAATCCAAATGCACACGACCAATATAGTCATATGTTGTACTAGTACGACCATATTTTTCATATTCACGTTTCTTTGGCAGTTGGTCAAACAAACAGAAACGTCTAGTGTCTTCTTTGCTTAGTGCTTTAGTAACACGGTTAGTAGTATATGGAATATCAAAGCCTTCTGAGTTCCAACCACTTAGAATGTCTGCATCCTTAATTAGATCTAAGAACATGTCCAACAAATCTGCTTCGTTATCAAACAAATATGTGTTAGGAAAGTCTTTGACCATTTTTTTAGCTTCTTCCATCTTAAGACCTTTAGGTGGAATAGCCAAACAGACCATAGTCTCTAGCCATTGTAGGTAGACAGCAATCGCAGTAATTGGCATAAATGCATCGTCTGGGCTAGCATAGCCACGCTCTGGATCAAAGTCTACCTCAATATCGAAAAACGCTACATTTAATTTAGGAGCATCCTGATTAATATAGTGTTCGCTTAGTGTAACAAAGATAGGATTGATGTCTGATTCAAACATTTCCTTGCCACTGTTAATGGCTTGTTCTTTGCGTAGTTCTTTTGTGTTTTTACAAACGATACGTGTGAGTGGATCACCGTAGATTGACGTAAATTTCCCTCTTGGGTCTTTTACATAGAATGTGTGTTTAACTGGTATGTCGCGAAACTCGCGATCACCTTTCTTGTTGCGTTCAACTACTCGAACGATATCGTTCTCGCGGTCAAACCATGCGTCTACATAAGACATAAATTTTCTTCTCCATGCAATTTGAGGCTTGCAAATACCTTCATGCGGTTTATTGGCCCGCCGACCCTCTTATTATAGCAGGTTTAGATACGTTTTGTAATATCCAAAATTGCTTCAATCTCTTCCCAGTCCTCATTATAAGCCTGCCAATCGCCTTTATGGGCAATTTTAATAGCACGATTAATAACACTTGGTTTGATTTGTAATTCTTCTGCAACTGCCTTGACAGTTTCTTTTAAGCCTTCTTGTAAGTCTTCGACTTCACGTAATACTGTAGAACCTTCGCTAATCAAACGTTCTAGTTTTGCCTTTTCTTCTGCACCGTATGAACGACCGCCCATGTGAATCTCCTAATAATATGCCTATTGTATATTAATTATGCCTTGGTGTCAAGGTTTAAATGTAATTTAGAAACTCTTTTTAACTACAGCACATTTAGGAACTACTTGTCCGTTTTTGTTCTGTACACCAACTTGGCGTTGGTTAGATTTGCAAGCACTAGAAGTTTTTTTTGGCTTCATTGCACGTTTTTGTGCATTAGCTTGTTTAATTGGATTAGCATCTTCTCCTAATCCTGTAGGGATATTGGCGCTTCTACGTCCACCGCCCTTCTTAATTTTTGATAATTCTTCTATACCATGACGAACTTCTTCGATATTCATAGCTAGTTCTGGAAAATGTCTTGTAATACTTTCCCAAACTCTTAAATCATCACTTTCGGCCATTTTTACTAGGTCTTTAAGTTGGGCACGAGCTCGCATAATACGATGTTGAACTGTACCAGGATTACTCTTATGGCCGTAGATCATGCTGTTAGATGGTTCGTTCTTGTCAAAATCTAATGGAGCTTCGTCTACAACATAGTTTTGCATACCAGGACCAACTCCGCCGGTAAATCCCATACTATGTCCAGGAATTTCATTTTCCTTAACTTTCTTTTTCTTATGCTTCATTGCATTGCTTAACTGTTTAGTACCAGTATCGGCTTTATTAAACTCTTTAGCAACGCTAGATTTAATACCTAATTTTTTAGCAAACGCAGGATTGTGTGCGGCAGCGGCCATAGTACGTGCTTGTTTTTCACTAGTACTCTTTTCGCTAATTACACTTTCACTTGGCACACAGTTAGGTACAGTACGACCGCCTTTCTTCTTAGTGCCTACAGGATGATAGCCTTTCCAGCATGGATTGTCTGACTTAAGACTTTCATCTGCTTGTTGTTCTTTCTTTTTAGCAATAGCAATAGCCGCTTGCTGTGCAGGATTAGCGGCTTCTTTCATCATTACACGTTCAGCAATTACACTGGCATATTGATTAATTAATTGACGCTTATGTGCTCGTTCTTCTGCAACTGATTCTGCAAATTCTTCTTCAACCTTGTGAAAGTATTTGCCTAATGTACTGTGACGTCCAACAGGTTTTGTAGTCTCAGTAGTCTTTTGATAATGTTGCATTGCCATTTGTACTGGCAAACTTACTTTGTGTGGGTTAGCACCTTCGTTAAGGATATCTACATTATTCTTGTCAATAATAGACAAAAATTTATCTAAACTATTTTCTTGTACAGGAGTTCCAACTGGTTGATTAATATCATTAATACTAGGGCCAGCATATGGTTTATCTGCACCACCTACAATTTGTGATAACTCTTCTGGAGTTTTTTGTAATTCTTTAGGCAAACTTGCATTAGCCGCATTTATATTTGCCTGAACAGTTTTACTAGTGTCTGCACCTTGTGTTAATGGCGTAAATGTAACAGGTAATGAAAGATCGGCAGTAATACTAATACTGTCAGGGATTGACGATTGACTGTATAATCCAGAAGAGAACTGTATGTATGTAGTTGCTTGATCTTTTGGATCGGCTCTTCTTGGATTAGTTGATGGATTTATATCTGCTTCGCTAACAACACGAAGAAACTTAGACATCTCACTTGCGCCTGCTACAGGCTTTGTAGCAACGCCATCCATCGCCTGTAGTATGCGCTTCATGTCCATGGAGTATTACCCCAATAAACGTTGTGTTAATGCACGGATTTGATCAACTTCGCGAGATTCAGCAACCATTGGTTTTTCAGAACGTGTTAAACGAGATAACTGTTCTTGCATACGTGTGAATTCTGTTGACTCTTTAACAGTTTCTTTTTTGGCACGTAGTTTAGCTAAATCGCTAGCTTCAATTTTACCATCGTGATCTGCATCAATCTTTTCTTGCTTACCTGGCAAATCCTTAACGGCTTTCTTTTCAGCCATATACGCAGTAGTTTCTTTGATGTTCTTCCACATAGCGGCAGCGGCAATCTTTTCGCCTTTCTCGCCGCCGCCGGCTTTCTTAGCAAGAGCTTTAAAACCTTTACCTGGCTTGCCAATGTCTCCACCTTCTTTAGCTTTCTTGACTGTAGCAGACTTCTTAGCTTTACTTAGGCCAGCACTTGGCTTACCGCCTTCTGCTACACTTTCTTTCACGCCAAAGTTTTGTGGCATTCCGCACAAGCCACGTATAGTTGTGCTTAATATATTACCTTGGTCATCGAAACGGAAATGATTCTTGTAAGGAGTTTTGCAACTGCTACAAGGAGTATTAGGATCTACAGGATATCCTGGATGGCCATCTTCATTCAAACTTTCGTCATACTTGTTATATTTGGCCTTAACAGGTTCTAAACTCTTACCTTCTTTACCAGCTTTAGCAAGAGCTTTCATGCCATCCTTACCATACTTCATTACACCTTTAGCGGCACGGCTCATAGTACGCTCGCTTTCCATCATTGAGCATTCGCACTTGCTTTCAACATACCACATTCGTTGCATTTCTTTTCTTTCTTGCAAACACAAGGATCCTTCTTACATACTGAACAAGTACCTTCTTTTAGTTTGCCAGCTTTCTTAGCGGCACGGATTTTGCTACCTAAATATTCATCTTTGCCTGATTCGATCTTACCATCTTGGTCGTAATCTTTATCAGCTTTCTTAGCTTCTTCCATCTTCTTACCAAACTTTTCGCCACCCTTCATACCCCAAGTGTTGCCACTGTGCTTAGGTAGTTTAATATCGTTTGATTTGTCAGCTTTCTTTTCGTCGCTTGACTTAGCTTTAGCATGGCTCTTAATACCAGATCCACCATCATGCTCGTCGCTAAATGTGCTCGACTTACGTGTGTAACGTGTGCCAGTTGCTGTTTTTTGTTTGTTAAACTTGCTTGGTGTATCTTGATCTGCACCACGCTCGCCGTCAAAGTTTTCTTCTAACTCTGCTTCCTCGTCATCTGGAATACCATTGTGGTTAGCATCCATACGCTTGTGAGCAGCCTTAGTAGCTTTCATTAAACGGTTATACTTTTCTACTTTAGATTTAACTTCTTCAGGAATCTTCTTCTCTATGTGTCCAGCACCGCCACAGTGACCGCACACATCTACCATAGACTCATCAATCTTCTCATCCTTCTTCATCTTTTCGGCTTGAGCTTTCTTGATTTCTTTCATTTTATCTTTAGCTTCGTTCAAACGAGCTTTAAGAACACGTTTTTGTCCTTCGCTCAATGTGTCGCTATTGTCTAAATGGTGAGCATACTCTGTAAATTTCATTTCATATGCTAGATAGTGGTAAACACTAGCAATGTAATCGGCAGCCTTAGTGATCTTAGCCTGTACCCAAGCTTCTAATTGATCATCATCTTTTAACTGCTGATATAATTTGTGTGAATAATTAGCCAACTTGAACAAATCAGCTTTAGCCATAGCACCTTCGCGATCAGCATCACCGTGTGTGCTGTCTGGTGTGCCACCTGTTGGCATATTGTCCATCTCTGGATCGTGGTCCGCTGATGCATCTGTTTGTGGCATTGTATTATCTAATCCTGGCATGAGTATACTCCGTTTATCTTTATATATTTATCTTTTTACAGCTGGCCCGCCGAACAAACTAACGCCCTTCATATCTAGTGCATTAACAGCAGTACCGTCTTTTTTCTTAGGTTGTGACGTTTTTTTGCTATAAGCAACCTTAGGATTTGCTACTGTAGCTATATTTGCGCTACTTGTACCGCCTACAGTAGCCGATTCTGCTACACCTTCTGATGCTGGACGAACATGAACTTGTTTACCATTAGATGCTAGTTTTCTAGCAACCGCTTCAGCATGTTTCTTTGATCCAAATGTCTTCCATTTACGTCCGTTAATATGTACATCATGTGGAATATCAACTTCGTGCGAGCTATATCCGCGATGTCTACGAGGATCACCAGCACCAATCCTGTCATGTGCGGCACTATAGTCCCAGCTATCTTCGCCTTCGTCGTTGCCTGGACGCAAACTCATACCGCTATCATCATAGCCATATCTGTTTTCTGCTAATTCTTTAGGACTAAATCCTGTTAGATCTTTAATTTTCATTTTTTAATTCCTCTGTATCCAGTGCCTACAGCACGTTCACCGTTCATAAACTTAGGTAAACTAAACCACAATTTGAACCATTCTTCAGTTCCTGGTTGTATATTTTGTTCACGCATAATCTTTGCTTTTTCTGTACCAGTTATACTAATATTACTTCCGCCGTAAGGTTGCAGGCCTTTAAACTCGTTAATGCCTGCCAACTTCTTAAGACGTGCTATTTCATCCATTATTTCAAACTCGCTCTCAACATCCAACTGTGCTTTTTATGTGCATCTTGTCTGTCGGCTAAAAAATTGCTTAGTCCATGATCTCCATGATGTTCGGCCATGTCAAATGTAATACGGAATATTTCAGCCATTTTATCGCTATCTGCTAGCAGTTCATGTAGCATAACTTCAAATGGCGGCACTTCATTTTCATCATCTACTGCTGTAAGCATACTAAACTTTTGTAAACTTGCAGGAGTATATACTTGTAGTGCGCGAATTTGTTCAGCAAATGTGTCAAGACTACCATAAACTTCTTCGTAAATACGCTCAAACAACAAATGTAATTGATAAAATAGTGGGCCTTCACAATTCCAATGAAAATTTTGTGCTTTAATAGCAAAAGCATATTCACTGGCAAATGCAGTTTTAAGTGCTAGATGATATTTGTTATGTTCCATTTATATACCGTATTTGTTCTTTTTAATTTTTGCCACAGGAGTTACTGTATTTACAGTTGATATTTCTAAGCTCTGTGTAGTTGTTCTTAACTTAGTTTTATGTCCTTGACGTTTAATTTCCTTATCAAACTTAGCATGTTCTTCTGGAGCAAATGGTACAAAGAATGGGTGTTTGCCTATATTATCGGCAGAGGCGATATTTCTGTCTCCTGCCGCAATGCCCATACCTAATCGATATACACCATAGAAGTCGCTAGGCAAATCATCAACACTAAATGCTCCCGGTAAACTAGCTTGAAACTCTACAGCCATTTCTCCTCGATTGCTACCGTACTCTGTATTTCCTAGTGTTTGATTGTGTGGATCGTGAGGATCTACACCATCGGGCACACCTAATTTGCCATTTTTAAATTGTTTAGGGTGATATTCTTTGACAGGCTGAGTTTGTCCCAGTTGTCTAACATCTTTTTTTGATCTAAGTTCTGGCTGTTTTGTACCTAAAGCACTGACAATTTGTTCTGCAATAAATTCTTTAGCTCTCATTATATACCAAACCTATTCTTTTTCTTAGCCGCCACTGGACTTACTTTATGAGTACTATCAGGTTCTTTACTTTTACTCCATGGCTGAATTTGATGATGTTCTGTAGGAATAACTTTTCGAGCGTCTCTAAACATTTTATGTTCTACTTCTGTCCAAGGATGCTGTGTCCAATATGGGCCCATCCAGCTTTCGTGCGGTGGTTTAGGTACAGGCATCTTTCCTGTACCATCCATCATACCTAATACAATACCAGTACGCATCTGATGATAGCTAGGATAATAACCACCAGGATCACGAACTTTATTGTACCCTTGATGTACAGAATTGTGGTCTGGGTGAGCTTTACCAGTATGTTCAGTGATAAATTCTTT